CAATCTCTGAGATATTAGTATTCCCCCTATCCTACGTTGACCATATACAATCGGAATAGGACTCTCAGGGAAAGTTACATTCTGTATCCCCCTAAGAGAAAACGATGGAGAGTTCTTAAAGGGCTGGTCTCTAAAAGAACCCGAAACATTTCCAAAAGAGGGAGACTCTGCTGGAGATATCATATTCCCTATTGCCCCACCAATGAAAGCCCCAGCCATCCCTAACCCTGCCCTCACTACTCCAGCCCAAGCTCCTCCCGCTGCCATAACTCCACCAAGAAATCCTAACCCAGGAATCAGAGGAGCCAAATAGGGAGCTGCAATTGCCCCTATGATACTTAGCATCGCACCAATTTGTCCCTTCTCCCCTATCTCAGGCTTTGTCTTTTTAAACTCAGGGACAGGGGCAGGGAGCTGTAAATTCTTCACTAATAACTCCCTCTCCGTTTCTTTAAGTTCTTTGTTATTCATTTTGAAACGTATACATAAAAAACTTTCCTCTGCCTTGCCCAATAGGGTCTCGCCAAGTCAGATTTAGATATCCCTTTTTTATCTGGACAATGAAAAAAAACACGATTGCTAACCATCACCCCTAAATGAGAAACTTCACCTTCCTCATTCAGAAAACCAACAACAACTGTCCTTCCCTCTGTATCTTCCTTTTCAATATCAATCTTTTTCCATCTCCCACTCGATACCTCTTTATCAAAAGTCTTATGTGTTCTGTCGTTCAGATGTTCTATAATTACCCCTCTCCTTCTAAGACAATGGAGAACAAGTCCCATACAGTCCACTCCTTCATTTATATCATTCCCCCACTCCTTATACTTTGTCCCCAACTTTTCTTGAACATCTTCAAAGTTATACAAAAGTTTCTCCCTCAGGTATTCCCTGAAACATACGTGGTCTGTCAGAATTTAGATGCGCCTTACAGCCATTAGGTGTATTAAGCCCTTTATCACACGTTGAGGAGTCTGCAAGAGGGTAGTTAGTAGTGTCAAGAGCACCAGAGAACGTAGTCCACCCACATTCTGTCCCATCGTACTCCCAATCACAATGAAGTCTTGACGCTTTATTAAGAGGGAGTCTTATCCCCGCCTGGTCAAATTTACTTGTGCATCTAAACGCAACCTCCTCCCCTTTGCTCTGTGCACTCATAACATAATATACTTCTGCAACAAAAGCCGTAGGGTCACTAAGTAAATTTCTATATACCTGCTTTACAGTTACCTTATTCCCCCTCAATCCATTATTAGCTTCTACATAACTTTGCATCTCCCTACTAACATTCCCTACTGATAAATCGAAAGTATCAATCGTTCCATCAATATTTTCTGTTATATCCCCTAGTGCTATATTCCACTTCTCATATGTGGTTGAATCAAAGATTATATCCTCATCTCCCATATGCAAATATATTGTCTGCACATCTGAAATCTGTAGTTCTACGAGGGTAAGGATTTCAGATGATTCCAGTTTCGCTTTTTCATCTTTTAATACTTGTGGTATTGTTCTCATTTATATTGCTTCTATTAGACTAACTCCAACATTAAAAATTCCACCCTCTGCCCCCGATATCCTCTCTTCTGCCCACGCGCTTTCTTCTGTCTCCACCTTCACATAATCAGACATAGTGAATATCGCACACTTAGTTGCATCCTGTGTCCACGACCCTGTCGCATATGTTGAGATGCTCCCATTAGCATACGTTGGTGAAGAAGCATCCACTCCCCACTCCACAACCGTTGTCCCTGTCACAAAGCTCGAATCGTATGTCGAATCCCCCTCTAGCACCAAATGGTATTGAGTAAAGGCTTCCAGTCGCACTGGAGTCGCAAAATTGAACGTCACCAATGCGAAACTTGCCCCAACTGAGGAGACTGCAACATTGTCTGACGTATCCAATACAGTCCCACTCGGCTTCCCACTACTATCTGTTTCAAGATTAAGAGTAAGTTGTCCAGAGGGAGACCCTGTCTTTTTAAGATATATGTCAACTTTATGGATAACTGTCTGAACAGGAACTTTAAATCCCTGTCCTAGGTTCCCTGTCGTTTCATTAGTAAGTTCCAGCACCGCGTCTTGATTCGACGCTACATATTTAGTGAGGGCTTCTGTAGGATGTTTAAATAGAAAAGCAGTTACTCCCATATCCTGTTGCATCACAAAGTCCCTCAGTAAATCCCTGTCTGTAAGCTTTATATTTTTATATGAAAGAGAAAACGTCCTCACCCCAATATGTGAACGATGACGCTTCACCTTATACCCGAACTCAACCTGCGAAACAATTCTACCCTTTTGCAATCTTATATTAAACACATTGTCTGGTGGTGGAGATGTTGGAAATTGATTTAATGCCATCTGTTAAAACCCCCTCCTTAATGTTTTAAACACTATTCCCTTTCTTAATATATCTCCAGAAATATCGTTTATAAATACATTTTTTACTTTAGGGTCACTTAACCCTGCACTCACCATAGCAGTAGGGCTAATCATATTTACAACAACAATGGGTTGTTCCCTTTCTGCCCCTGTCCCTCTTCCTCCACCAACTGAGGAGACTCCCAAATCTCCGCTCAAATCCCTTTTGAGAGGAAGCACTGCCTCACTTCTCCCCCCTTCACCAGCAACCCCTAATACTGTCGGTTGATTTACGACACCACCATGTTGAAAGCCAAGAAATTTGAAGAAGCCCCCTAACGCTCCCCCCTTCCCTGATGCACCCACTAATGAAGTCGCAAACTGTTGTGCAAATATACTTGATATTGACCTTTGTATTGATTCAAGAAAACTCATAGCAAAGTCTCCCATGTCCTCAAAATCATTCTTCATTACTCTGAAAAATAAATCTTCAAAAGAATTAGACATGGTGCGTGCTGTCTCCCTCGTTAGTTCTTCTAAGAACACAAAGTCTTCCTGTGCTTTATCTACTATCTCAGGGAATCTCGTATCCATATTATCAACCCACTCCTTCATCTCCTCGTCCATAATGTCGATATTATCAACAATCTCTTCCCTCATGTTAGACCACGCCTCTGCAAGATTAGACCCTGTCAGTCTTGTACTTCCCTCTAACGTTTCAAATGTATCTCTCACATCCTGTGCAATTGCTTTCATTCTACTATCTGTCATTACCCCTGCCCTCTCCAATGCATCATCTAAACTATCATCAAACCTATCCATAGACGATAACATTCCTTGTAACTCTTGTTCCCTACGTCTAGCAGCTTCCGATACCCTTGGGTCTACCACCTCTGCTGGAAGCTCAGGTATTGATGGTAGTTCCCCTCTCCTCGCATCTGCCTCAGCTTGAAGTCTCAACACCTTCTGGGTCAGTGCTAATCGTATTTTTAATTCTAATGTTTCTGCCCTTATCTCTGTCAATCTTTTTTCAGCTGTAGTCTGGAGTCCTACGACTACTTTCGCAGCGTCAGCCATTATTATCATTCCCTGTGCTATTTCCCCTATGAAGTCAGCTGTTCCTTGAACTATAGGAACAAGGGCACTAACTGCCGCTGCAAAATCATCTATTGCTTGCTTCCCCTCTACACTCTTCATCCACTCCCTTGTTCTGTCTGCAACATCAGTAAGGGCAGGGAGAAGAGCAGCTCCTAATTGCACCTTTAACGCAGCGATAACAGCTTTAAATTGTTTGAACTTAACAGAGGCAAGTCCCATTTGAATATTAAGGGCACGTTGCGTTCCACCTGCCCTATCTGTTATACTCGCCACATCTTCTAATAGTTCACCTGATTTTGTCATCAAAATATTAAATGCTCTCCTTGCCCTCTCTTGTCTAAACAAAATCGCCCTCTGTTCTGCTGTTGCGTCCTTCATTTTAAGCAAAGTCGTTATGAACTTCCCACCTGCTATGGAAGAATTATTCAATTCTACCCCGAACTCCTTAGCGATTGCAATTGCCTCAGGTGATTGAACTTTAGCGAACACCCCTATTAACCTATTTAATGATGTAACAGTTTTCTCTGCCCCTATACCTGCCCTCGATATTGCAGCAAAAGCCGCCCCTAAGTCTTCCACAGTAACTCCTGCAGTAGCTGCCGTTGAAGCGACGATACCAAACGTTCTAGCAACATCTTCCACTGTCAATCGCCCTCTCTTCTGTATAGCAAAAAGTAAATCAGACGCATCTGATGCACCGTCCAACTCCTCACTAAATGTTTGAAATGCTGTAATGACTGCTGACGTTGCTACCCCTGTTGATGTAACACCACCCACTGCCAATTTTGTTGATGCCTCCAACACCTCCATCGCATCTGCCGCATCAATCGTTGCAGATATAATGTCAAACAAGCCTTGACTAAGGGTTTCTGTCGTCTGCCCAAACTCTATTGATATCCCCTCAATCTCATGTGCAAACTCACCAAACACCTGGTCAACATCATCAACAAGAGTCGCCACCTTTCCTAAGCCTGCTTCAAACGCTACCACTTCTTTAGTCAGAGAACGAATACCAAGGACAAGGGCGCCACCAACTAGCAACCCTCTCAGTCCCCCTAGCTTAGACAAGACTCCCCCTATGCCACCTTTAAGCCCCTTAAAAGAACCTGTAAGCCCTTTAACGGCTCTATCAGCCTGCCCTTTCCCCACCTTAATACGTATCGCCATTTCTTCTTGTATTGGCATTAGGGTGTTCTCCTCTGCTTCTTTTTCATTTCATCTTCTTGACACTTACTCATTGTTCCCTCAATGATAACCATAGACTGCAAATACCAATAAGGCTGGTCGACAACTCCACCCCCATACAACATGTGCCCATTTCGATAATGTCTGAAAAGTGAAATCAAATATTGACTCCTATTATTTATAAGAGTTCTCGGACAAATGGTTAATATGTCTCCATAATAATCGTACTGAACATTAGAGGGAAGACTATAGCATTTTTTATCTAAAGGACATTTATCGCAGTTGAGGGAGCCCTCCATCTGCACTTCTACTGCGAACTTTAGTTTTTTAAGTCTTCCTCATCTAATCCACTCCCTGTCCTTATAACCTCTGCTAACTCTGCCCTCCACTCCCCTCTCAGAACAGAAAGTATTTTTTTTCTATACTTAGCAGAATCACTAGCATCATTTCCCTTATTCCAATCCAGTACATTGCCACCCTCATCTTTCAAGTTATCAATCTTGGTTATACAAGTAAGAAGTAAATCTACCTCTCCCTCTTTATTGATATTCATTTTAGCTATAGTCTCTCCACCCTTTACCTTCTCCAAGATTAAGTTACTGTCAAGGGCATTATATTGTGCCTCTAAACCCGCTGGTTTATAATAGAACACTGTCTGCTCTTCTTTTGAAAGTTCCCTATCACATGCTAATACGTAGGAATACTCCTTGTCTGGATTTCTTACTACTGGCATAAAACACCTCCATCCCTAAATAGAAAAATAAATTATGAAAATTCTAATACAAACTCATCGTCTCCAGCATTCTCATTCAACTTGAAAGCTGTGTTGTAAATTCTATGATTCTCCCTCTCTCCCCATCCATGTTGTAGATATTGAAACTTAGGCGCTGTTATCTTTACTACGTCCCCTGTTGCTCCCCAGTTGAACGTTAAAGCTGCTTCAACGTGCCCTATCAGATTAGCAAAGAAACTACTCGCTGCTTCTGTCGCAACCTCTGGCTCGAATGAACCCCTAGGGTCTCTATCAGTAATCGCAATCTCCCTCACATCATTCGCATTAGTTGCATCAAATCTACTAGACAAGACATTCCCCATGTCAATCTGCAATCCCTTTGCCACAGGAGTATACGACCCTATCGTGAACGTTGCCCCTGCAACTCTTGTAGGCTTGTTAGTGTCTATCGTAGGCGACACAATTGCACCATCAACTGGAATACTAAACAACCCTTGTACTGCAAAATTACAGACAGCTATTTCCCCACCCTCCATCACTATCTCCAAGTTCGCCCTACACCCTAATACCTTAACAATAATACCATCAAGATAGAGATAGATAGTGCAACTCTCAAACCCACTTGATACAGGTATGTATTCTATCTTCGTCCCTACTGAATATGTCACCCCTAACCCCGCCATCCTTAACAGAGGGTCTATCTCAATAGGCGCCCCACTGTCCCCATCATCCGCACTCCCATGAGACTTCAACTCCACTGACAGATTGAATGATATAGGCTCAGGAGCAACAAGTGAATTTGGTTTTGATAAACTATTAGATAATAGGTTTCTCACCAGCTCCCTCATGTCTGTCGTCAACTCCACAGAGCTCGCCCATATCGCATCGTCCGCAGCAATTGGACTAGAGTCTGTTCCATATGGACTTTCTATCTTAGCCAGTATTGCTTCTTTTTTTGTTAGCATTCGTTTTCACCTCCTTCTTTATTTTATTTTTCCCATCCCTCGGATTAATAATAGTTACTCCCCCTTTTGCTACACTTCTTTTCATCTTTCCCATATACTTCCCTCCCTCTGTAAATGTTATGGCGTCGCCTCTTGATGTCTGTACTGTATTCCCAAATCCATTTCAAAAATCCCTATGGGTTTCAACCATGTACTAATAACTCGTATTTCTTTAATCGTAGTCCACTCAGCCAGCCCTCCCCTCGTTTCATCGACAAGTATTGCCTTTCTTACGTCCCCTATTATCTTCTCAAGTTCATCTGAGAGTTTCTTAGCATGCTTAACATAGCCAAGTATCCCTACTGTCCAATCTGATTGAATAAGTGTCGTTACATCGGTAAGGGTCGGTTGTTCATCATCTGCGATGACAAATAGGGCAGGAAAGCGACTAACATCTTCCCAATGTTCTACTTCCCTACTCACTGAGACAACATTCAACGCATACCCTCTAGCTACTAAAATCTTTTTTAATGTCGTCACCACATTATCTAATATTTGATGCCTAATTGTTGGCATTTACCCTCTCCTTGCGTAAATCTTCATTAATTTTATTGACTATCTCCCTTCTTCTTATTTCATTTCGTTTATCCCTCTCTTCCCAAGCATCATATCTGTATTCTACTCCTCTTATCTTTAAACTACTAAGACACAGTATATCCCCTTCCCTTGCCTCGAAAAGTCCCACCTTGACTAATCGCCACAAGAATCTTTTCCAAGGGTGCCCTATCCACGCTCTCAGTTTCCAGAACCCTATCCAAAACCAATTAATCGGATTAAGGTTTAACTGAATAGCAATATAAGTTCTGTTGCAAAAACTTTCCCATATAACTAACCAAAGAGTATTCACAATCTTTATAATCTCCCCCTGTCTCTGCCAACAAATAACATCGCCCTTATAATTCATGCAATTTTGAGATATACTAATCCTTCCCTTGTCTCTTACAATTTTCTCTATTGAACATGTTGCCTTCCCTGTCGTTTCATCATACTCCTCATGCATTACAAGATATCCCGCTACCATCCCTCATCTCCTTTTCTTTTTCAACTCTTTTCTTAACTCCAACATCAATATTTTAAGAAACTGATTTTTTCTATCTCTAATAGCTTTTCTGAACGGTGCCCTCTCTCTTAGATTAAGATATTTAGAATGAGCTGACACCTCCACTGTCTTCCCTCTTACATGTCTAAAGTGTGCCCTAACATCAACTACACCCTTAAATCCAAACTCGTGAGGGGAAGCATACTTCACCTTCGCCCCTAAGAAACCAAATATGGCATTCCCTGTCCTCTCTGTCCACGACCTAGACTGACTTCTTAAATGCCCTGTCCTCGCCTTGAGTATTGCCCCTGAAAGATAACTTCCCTTGAGAAGTCTCTCCATAGGGATAAGACCTTTCTTCGTCCCTCTCTCAAGAGTTTTCATCAAGTTCGCCCCAACATATTTAAACTTCTTGATAAGACGTTCTAGGTCAGGAGAATTAATTGAAAAATCAGATATCGCCATGTTATTTCGCCCTATTCGACCCCACTGATATTTGTCTATATATATCCAATACGTTCATTATCTCTATTGGAATTTCTGACTTATTAAAAGTAACTGAACCCTCTCTGCCCAACGTTTTAGACGTTACTCCTAATCTGTCCTTCCCCTTGTTATAATAGCCCATTGATGCCATTTTAATACATGCGTCGGTCAAATCAACGGGAGTCGCCGCATACCCTGCTGTATAGACACAGTGTACAGACTGTCTTTTAGTTCCAAAGTCTCCACCTTTCAATATCACCTCTCCATAGTCATACCAATAGAAGTCTGCCGCAATCACAGCTGTCCCGTCTATCTCTAATGTCGTAAAGGTAATGATAGGGAAGTGGGCGACTGTTATACTGCCATTGGCATTCCCATCATACAGTTCATCATAATCTACTGACCTAAAGACCCGATTACAATAGCTCTCTATCCACTGACTCGCCCTATCTATGAACTTCCCCAAGAGTGAATCATCTTCCTTGTCCTTTATCTCCATGTAGTCTTTTATTTCTTGCAATGTCGCTAAAGCATTCACCGCTAACGTCATGCCTCACCTCCCTTCCTTTGTTACTGAATTACCCCTTCTCACCATTGTATCTAAGATACCCTTTCCCTCCTTAGCCTTCCCTTTCTTCTTCTTTCTCGGCATTCTAAGTTTCTCTGCAACTTCCCTTTGCCAACTAACTCTCTTCTTCCTTCCCACTCTACCCTCCCTTTCTTCTCTTTCTCTTTTTTGATGCTGCTGTCTCAGTTGGAACTATCGGTGCCCCTTTATCCTTCCCCATTGCTTTATCCTGTCCCTCTTTCGTATCTCCCTCTTCATCCTCTTTCTTCTCTTTCCCCTTTACTTCTTCTGTTACTTCTACAGCAACTTTCTGAGCAATATAAGATGCTCCATCCGCATCAGGAACATCAATTATTTGTTCATCACCGTATCTTACTTGGTCTTTACCTTCCCCTTCAAAAATAGTTTTACGTGGCAATAATTTTACCCTCATCTCTTACCTCTCCTTCATACAATTAAAATTATAAATTTAACACTAGACAAAGAGAGCGAACAGGGAAAGGAGTAAAATAGTAAACAACCTATTACAAATATTCTGCTCTGCTCCCTTTGTCCAACATTCACAAGTAAAAAACAACTTTAATTATTAACCCTCTATGGGTTAAGGTCTTACTCCAGTCTGCATACAGAATACACCAGCAGTCCTCAAGCCAAAGTCTTCCCTCGCAATCGCCCTAATCCAGGTCTGATAAGCCTCGAAAGCAGTACCAGAAGCATCAAGAGCAAATTCCAAGAAGCCCCTCTCACCTATAACAGCTTCGTCCCACTGCCCAATTATGATTTCTGAGCAGTCATCCGATGTTCCTACTGTTAAGTTAATAGGTAACTGCGTTGTGAGTTTAACTGGCAACCCCATCAGTGTATCAGGTTCTTTGACACTAGGATTAACATTGTAGATATACTGCTCGTTAGTATCTTTGATTTTTCTCAAAGAGTTCTTAGTCCTAGGGTGCATTACCCAACCACTGGCAAGACCATTAGCAAGCTCCACCTCATACAATGTATCATACATTTGGTCAAATGTTGGAGTCGCACCATTGGCACCATTGGTAACCTCGGCAACTCCTGTGATATTAATGATACCTGTGGGCGCAGCCCCAGCTCCACTCCCCCTCAAGAAGTCTATATCTTCTTGAAGAGCCATCACCTTTGCTAAGTCTCTCCTTATCACGCCCTCTACCTTAGGGTTGGAGTCATTCATTAACTCTGTCGATAATTTGACAAGAGCAGCTAACTTCTTAGCGACCAACTGTAATTGTGCCAGGGTTGCATCTGTCGCAGTGATAGTCGTATTCTCCCCTATCCAGTTAGCACTTGCCCCACCAGTAATTTTTGGAATGTTCAAAGTATCAGAAGCCATAGGATAGGTCGTAGGGCCCATTCCCCTAACGACAGCTATCGCTGTGATTCTGTCTTTGATGTCAGTCAACCATTCCTCAGGAACTAAGAAACCACCAGCAGTATCCGTTCCCTCACTCATAGCCTTTTGAATGATGTCATTCTCGAACTTAGCGTTCGACCAATCACCACTCTTAATTGCCCTAAACATCTTGCAGATACTGAACTGCTCCTCACCCTCAGCATTCCTCATCTTCCCTTCTGTATCCCACACGAGTTTTCGACTATGAGTTTTCTCCGCTCGTCTTAATCTCTCCTCGAATTTCTTATCGAGAATTTCAGCGATTAACACAGGGAGACTGTCTTTTGAATATCTCTCCAATTCCTGTTTCAATAATTCTGCATGCTTCTTTGGCACGCTGTCCACCATATCTGTAAGATGCTTGATACGGTTCACAATTTGCTTCTCTGTCGATTCTGTCTCAATAACTTCGCCACCATCATAGTAACCCCCAAATTTCTTCGACATATCAACCCCTCCTTCTTGTAACAACATCTAAAGACACAGATACCCTCTGTGTCTCTATAAACTCTGGACGCTATTGTCCAGATTATTCAACGCCTCTAAAACTTCATTTCCTTTTTCCTTCTCGTGTAACTTATCAAGACAACTGTCCAACGCTTCCAACACGCCCTCCCCCTTGTCTTTCTTTTCTTCTCCAAGAGCTTGCCTTACAATACCTCCCTTTTGTAGTTCCTTAGTAAGTTTATCTACATCGTACTTATGAATGACAACCCCCACAGTCTTAACCTTGTCTTTAGGTCTAAGAGCACCAGCACCCTCAGGAAGAACTTTGTGCATCTTCATCTTCTCTACTATAGTTGCCACCCTCTCCAACAACTCCTTATCCTTGACAGAGACATTATCCCCCCTCTCATTTATCTTTAATGCCTTAGAGTCAGTATCGACTTCTAACGCTCTTACTGCTGCTTCGAGGGTAGGGAAATGAATTACCTCAGCGTCTTTCCTCAGTTCATCAAACACCTTCTCAAATACCTTCTCTGGATTGTCAGGGCTAATCTCAAGACAACGTGAATACATATCAATCCACCCTCTCATCATATCTGAATGATACCTAAGCTTCTCAATAGTGTTCTCCATCTCCACTGTCTTGAAGTCAGGAGGCTCTTTGTCAAATTGTCTGTAATGTCTAGCAAGATGATTATATACTCCTTGTCTATCACTCTCAGGGATATTAACCCCACCTTTTGCTCCCCTCAGAACTCTCATTGCTGCCTCTACCCCTTTCCACACAACCTCTACATTTTCATCTATTAAGTCGTGATGAGGGAGCTTGTAAGAGCCCAGACTTTTAGGCTCCTCTCCATTATACCAAGTAAATGCTTTTCTATAATCTGCCCAGTTTCCTGTTCCCTCATTAGGGTCTATCTTATAAAGCCCTTTCAATCTTTTTATTGCCTCGCCCTTATCCCACAATCTATGTTCTTCTGACCTCGGAGTCGTGTGAACGCCCACTGCCCCTTTATCGTGAAGAGAAACAATAGTATTGTCATTCACTTCATTTTGTTCAGACTCCTCGTCCTCGAATATTCCCTCACTAATTTTCACCGTTACTGTCCCGCCTTGTTGTCCCCAAGTCATAATAGAGGGAATATGAAATGAAGTTTTCCCATTCAACATGTTATCTCCAAACTCCCTACACCCAACTTCAATTTTAGTCTCACAATCTTCGCTAGGAGTACAGAGACTTTTTAAACTTGCTTTCTCACAGGTGAAACAGGGTATCTTAGACAAGTCCTTAAACTCACCCTCATTGATTGCCCCTTTCTCAAGTGCAAGATTAAGAGCCTCAGGGTTTGCAGGAACGGGAACGTCTGAGTATTCCAATAGTTCTTGCTTCTGAAATAGGACACCAGGGCTATGGAAGAACCCTGCATCAGGGTCTGGCTCGACACGATAAGGGCTATCCTCAGGCAACTCGTCTCTTCTTTTCCACTTAATTGGCTTAAACCCTACACTCACCGCCCTCTGGAACCCTCCCTTAATCAATCTAAATATTGTATCAGCGAAAGCATAATCCTCAGCTGATGCGTAACGTCTTGTCGCTATAACATCTTCCCCCTCAGCTTTAACTGATATTGTCTTTGCTATGGGAGGCTGACTATAATTATGTCCCCACAGCACCACAGGGTTCTTGCGATAGTTTTTAAAATTCCATCCCTTTGCCAATATAACGTCCTTATCCCTGTCCTCTGACTCATTAGAGATAATAGACGTTACTTCTCTCTTCTCTTCATCCACTGCCTTTACTTCTGACGCAAACAATTTAAAAACTTTCTCTTTCATTCTATTAACCTCCCTATTCTGTTTTAATAACTGGTGCTGTCGTGCACCTGCAATCGACAACATTCTCTGCCTTGCCTATAGAGTCTCCAGGGTATCTCAAAACATCACCATCGGACAATATAAAGGATTCTTGAAGAGGTTTAGGTGTCCCTCCCATCTCTTCTGAATAATCAAGCTCCGCCTGAACATGAGTTTCCCTTACATTCCCATCTCTTGATGATATCCATTCTTCTCCCTCAACTCCCACCTGACGATAGGCTTCATGTGCCGCTCCATTACTTGCCCCTACAACCTCAGTTCTTGCAATTCGAGCTGCCCTCACGTTCTCAGCATACGTGAAATCCTGTCTTATTCTATTTCTTATATCTGTCAAGCTCTCTCCTGCCTCCACCCCTTTTATTAACGATTCTCGTATATGTTTACTCGTTGTGCGAGAAACATCATTTGAAAATTTAAACAGTTTATTTCCCATAAACTCTATTACCCTAGGGTTGGCAACATCAAATCGTGCCCCTAAGCCAGCAGCCGCCCTACTCCCTGCCTGCTCCACTACATTCAACATTGTCTTTCTCATCCCTCTTTCCAGTAACAATCTTTCACCTTCATCATCATATATCAGCCTTGCCATAACCTTGGGGTCAAACAATTCTTGTTTTACTGATTTAGTTAAATCATCAAACTTCCCTAACACTCTTCCCTCTTGTTCCCCAAAAAACTCAACCATAACACTTTCAACTTTTTTCTCCCTTGGTGTCAAGAATTTTACAAAGTCATTCCATATCTTTTCATTCCTCTCACTCTCAGGAAGTTCTAAACTCTTTTTTAGTTTCCCTATAACAGCTTTCACTATCTTTTTGGGTTTGTCTTGTAATATAATTGTTCTCATACTTCCCTCAATAAACTCACTTGGTTCCCTCTGTCTCATTCTATATGAAGTCCCTGTCTCATCGACTCCAGTTTTGAACCCATGGTCTTTCGCCCACTTCTTAGCACTCACCTTTGTCCATCCCTCGCTCTTGGAAAATATCACAGATTGCACTGTCGTAGACTGTTGCTTTAGAATAGACTCTGCTAACTCCCTCGTCTCCTTTAGCTCTAAATTTCCCTCATCCACTTCTTTGCCACTATTATTAGAACGTGAACTGTCAATAGGCATCAAATTAAAGGGAGCATTCCAAGTATCTCCCCAAGCTACGCTCTCCATATTATAGAATTTATCCCTCACCTCATTAATCGTCATTATCCCACTCTTTGTCAATCTATCTGTTATTTTACTTTTTAATTCATCATTTTGTCTGAACGCTTCAACCTTAGTCAAATCAAATTCACAATGTATATCCTCTCCATACCTAGGACACAGAAATACATTAATATACTCTTGAATTTTAAAGGTTCGAGGGAGTATACACTCTGTCCAATATATTTTGTCCTGCTCTTTTGAGTTCGCATAATTAGCATACTCAAATATTCCCACTTTAGAGGGAGGGACTTTAAACACTCCCAATATCTCTTCCCTATTCAACTTTCTTTGTTGAATGAACTCCATGTCCTTGGCAGTAATACTCATCTGTTTAAAATCAAGCCCTTGCTCTAATAATAAATTTCTATGAAAGTTATCGACCCCTGCATACATCTCATTCAGTTGTGCCCTCAATCTTTTAAACCCTGTATCATTCAATGCCTTCCCCGTTACAAACGCACCCGACACCCTCATCCCTTGTTTGAACACATTTTGATTAGCCTTCGTTGTATAATACTCAGATATAATACCTTGACGAGCAGCATTGAGAGGGCTCATCCCTCTAAAGTCATTAGTAGGAGAATGATACTTCCCAAATATAATCTCATCCTTCCTATACAAAACCTCATGTCCCCCTACTACAAATTTGTACCCTGCTATCATATCTTGTTTATCAGGCACTACCTGCATTCTATCGGGTCTCAAAACCCAAATCTCCCTAGGCTTCTGCCCTACTAAGTCCTCTAATGCCCAAAATAATTCCCCTGTTAGCTCTAATGATATTAATGAGGCTTCCCAGAAGTCATAGCGCGTCTGAATAGGATTCAAGTTCCAAAATAGTGACACCAAAGGGTGATTCTCTTCGAGAGGAATAAGTTCGTCTTTCTTTCTCTCTTTCCCTCTTCTCTTTACTGTCCTATAAAATTTTAGATTAAGAGCAGCAAACGTCTGTGCAATAGATTTCACACAAGCAAATACCCATACACTAGCATAATCCGAGTCACCATATACATTTTGGAACTCATTTACCCTCAGACTTACAGTGCGAGGCTGTTCCCCTGTTGCACTGATGATTGCAGGCATTGCCCTAGACGCCTTCTCCATCGTCATTAAATCCAGTTTTTCTTTCCTCTTAAACGGATTCCACATAGTAATATGTTCTCCTTTTCAATCCCTTATGTCGTATCAAGCCCAGACACCACCTTAACCTCTGCAATATCTGGCGACTGTGGCAAAGTAAACTTCCCACCAGTTGCAGGGTTAATCTCAAACTCTATGAAATAGTTAGCGACTGCATCTGTATCTGTGCCCTGCCACTCGTACCTAAAGTTCCCTTTATTAGTCGTTTGGTCAGGGTCAATCGTAATTCCTGCCATCTGTCGACTTATCTTTGTCGTTACCCCATCCTGAGTTTTCATAGTGCAATAGATAGTTGCCCCTGTTAAATCTATTGCACCATCAGTATCTTTAGCTTGTGCTTTGTAATAGGGCTGTAGGTCATGTTGAGTTATATAAAATGGTGTCGTTAATACCATACGCCTTCCCCCTTTTCCAAAACTATAAACCCTCTCCTTAATTCATTCACTTATTAAGTCTCAGTAATCCTTAATTCACAATCTTGCAGAGTTAAAGTCTGCCCATCAGAAACCGTCCTATCACTTGTCAAGTCCCAATAAGCGTAAACTTCCCTACTCCCTATAGTACCATTATCGTCCGTGAAAATTGCATATCTAGCACCATCACCAGAAGCGGGAATAGGGCCTCCACTCGCTGTCCACACCAAGTCCTTAACTTGTACTCTACCCCAATCATTAGTATCATCCTCAGTGATAACGTCAAAATCAGTAGCATCTTTATTCAATGAAAGCCCACCAGTCGCATACCCGTTGCCAG